GGCATCAATTGGGTAGTAGAATTACTACCAAACTCAAGACACAAAAAAAGCCCCGAAGCCCGAAGGCTCCGAGGCGGTGGGTTATCGCTTTACCAAAGTAAAGGCGGCTTGGCGTGGGAAGGTGTTGCCATGTGCCGCCAATGCGCGGCGGCGGTCTAGGACATAGTCGATATCGCGTTGATCCATTGTCTCCCGCATGTAGGGCAAGAAACGATTGAATTTGTCATCGTCCCATTGGGCAATGACGTTAAGCGCGGTTTGAAATATATGTTGCATTGTTGTTCTCCAAAAAGGTGGGCGGCTTGCGCCGCCCGATTGATGTTAGCCAATCACCTTGATTAGCGCGTTAAGGTTTGCGATCAGATCGTCGATGTCCATTGATGCATCGAAGTTCTCAGCTTTTTGGATGCGCTTAATAGCGGTCTCCAATGCCTCGCGTACCATCGCCTCTGGTGAACGTGTCCGCGCATCCGCGCCCGATTTGCCTGATGCAATCTCAGCTTGGATTTGCTCGGCCTTCTCAAGAGTACTCTTGATGTTGCCCATTACCGAATTAGCTTGGCGCATCCAGTAAGCGCGCGGTTGGCCTTGTACAGTCTTATCGCCTGCAACCTTGGCGGATACCGCAATCAAATCTTGCGCAGCTTTCGGAAAGCCTGAATTGATCGCGTTCTTGCAGAACGTCCAGCTTTCATCGGTTGCGGTTGATCCCGCTGATTTTGGACTGATGAACATTGATGATGTCCATCCCGCAGCGCGGAAGATATCAATGCGCTTAATCTTGTTAAGATCGCTCTTAACAGTTTCTTTTGTCCAGTCACGCAATGCGATATGAACTTGCTCGTTTAGTTTTGCTGATACTGTCATCTTGTTTCTCCATTGTTGTAAGATGATTGAGATAATCAGGGGCGTTCATCGCCGCCTGACAAGATCTTTATACGCGTTTTGTCGTACCTTGTCACAGTATCCGCCGCATAAGGTAGTGAATCACTACCTTTTCTATCGCCCCGTGGGTTTTCGTAGCGCAGCGTGACCCCACCTACCCCCATCCCCCCTGTAACGCGACACGCCACGCATTTCTATATAATAAAGATTTGCACAAAAATTTTCGTTTCCGTCAAATTGCGAACAATATAACCTAACAAAATCAATACGTTAGCCCAAAATATTTCCCTAAGCCCATAAATATCCCGGGTTTTTTAAGACACCCCCCACCCCTTTTCGGCGCGCTAAGTACCCCCACCCCCTTCATATTCAAAAATTGGCATAGGAGTCCCAGATTGATATATGCGAAAAATTTTTTATAATAAGACAAACAAGGTGGGTAACATGGCAATACACATAGAACCGGAGAAAGGGGTCAAGATGCGCCCCGCTCCAAAGATCAAAGACCTTGCCGTAAAGGCTGGTGCCGCTGCAGAGACCGCGAGATATCTACATGAGAAGGGCTTGGAGATAGAAGCGAACGCAGAGGACAAAGATGTTGCGGCTGCACTTGCCGTATCTTATGCAGAGAACCCTGACAAAACATCTAAAGCAGCTACACCGAAACGGGTGGCTAACTTGACTCCTGCAACACTGCTGATGACGGACAGGATACTCAAGGACTTCGGACACTCCGTGGTCAAGTCAGCGACACAGGTGCGACATCTTGTCACTAATAAGCTGATCGAAGAGACTGAGAACCCTGATCCACGGATACGCATACGGGCGTTGGAGCTGCTGGGTAAGATCAGTGACGTGGGTTTGTTCGCAGAGAAGTCAGAGGTGACAATAACACACCAGACGACAGACGACCTGAAGGATAGACTGCGGGAGAAGCTGACACGGCTTGTAAATCCCGAACCAGTAGAAGAAGCCATCGTGATAGACGGCACATCTATAGATGTGGATAAAGAATTAGGGTTAGACGATGAGTGACTTGGCTGTCCTCGCTAAGGACATGGATTTCTCAGAGGCTGACATCCAGCACATGCTGGACAACTTAGACTCATTCAGTCCTGAAGAGCTGGACGAGATCGACAAGATTGTCGGAGAACTCTCCACGAGAAATGCTAACAAGTCTGCGCATGATGACCTGATAGAGTTCTGTAAGCGGATGCAGCCTGACTACAAGGTGGGTAGGCACCACCGGATACTAGCAAACAAGTTGATGGCGCTAGAGGACGGGTCGGCAGACCGTGTGTGCGTCAACATACCCCCACGTCACGGCAAATCGCAGCTCGTGTCTATATTCTACCCAGCGTGGTTCCTTGGGAGAAACCCGACAAAGAAGGTGATGATGGTGTCCCACACCACAGACCTCGCGGTAGACTTCGGACGGAAGGTGCGTAACCTGATAGACGTGGATGACTATAAGGAGATATTTCCAGATGTATCACTCGCGGTGGACAGTAAATCGGCTGGTAGATGGAATACGAACTTTGGGGGTGAATACTTCGCATGTGGTGTCGGCTCTGCACTGGCTGGGCGTGGTGCTGATTTGCTTCTTGTGGATGACCCACACTCCGAGCAAGATATCATCAACGGCAACTTTTCAGTTTTTGAAAAAGCATATGAATGGTTCACATTCGGAGCGCGTACTCGACTAATGCCCGGTGGGCGTGTGGCTATCGTGCAGACCAGATGGCACATGGACGACCTGACAGGGCGCGTAACTAACGACATGGTCAAGAACGAGCTGGCTGACCAGTACGAGATCGTGGAGTTCCCTGCGATTCTCGACGCAGATGACGAGAATGGGAAGCCAATAAAGAAGCCCTTGTGGCCTGAGTTCTTTGATTTGGCTGCTCTAGAGCGTACAAAAGCCTCTATGCCTGCGTTTCAGTGGAATGCGCAGTACCAACAGCAGCCTACAGCCGAAGAAGCGTCCATAATCAAGCGAGAATGGTGGGGAATATGGCCCCACGACAACCCTCCGCCCGTAGAATACGTAATTATGTCCCTCGACGCAGCCGCAGAGAAGCATAACCGTGCCGATTTCACCGCACTTACCACGTGGGGCGTGTATTTTAACGAGGATGAGAACGCTCATCACCTAATTTTGCTGGATTCTATCAAAGAACGCCTAGAATTTCCCGAATTAAAGGCAATGTGTATGGACGAGTACCGCAAATGGGAGCCAGATGCGTTCATTGTGGAGAAAAAGTCCGCCGGAACGGCTATATATCAGGAAATGCGGCGTATGGGGCTACCCGTACAGGAGTATACACCCCACCGTGGGACAGGTGACAAGCTCGCAAGGCTTAATTCTGTGGCAGATATCATTGCATCGGGCATGGCGTGGGTGCCAGCTACCCGCTGGGCAGACGAGCTAGTTGAGGAGATCGCTGGGTTTCCGTTCATGTCTAACGATGACTTGGTTGATAGCACTGTGATGGCACTACTGAGGTTCCGTCAGGGCGGGTTTATTCGTCTTCCGACTGACGAGTGGGACGACGAGGCTCCTTACTACCGGAAGAGAGAATACTATTAACGTAGGCTTCGCATATTCGTCTATCGCTACACAGGATAAGAAGTTGTCCTGTATCACTGTACGCAGCCCAACGGTTACCATTTTCCAAGATACGAACCAAGGTAGTAGATTCCTAGCACAACGATAAGCACAGCCATGCCTATACCCGCCGCAGTCGCTAGTGCTTCCATCTGTTCTTCGCGTTTTTGCTCTGCAGCGCGTCTTGCAGCGGCTCTTTGCTTCCTAGCTTCGGCTTGCCACTGTATCCACCTATCCCATTGGCCAGGTCTTCCATACAAACGGATATAAGATTCGAGTTCTTTGCGCTGTTCTCTGATTTTTTCGAGCTGTTGAAACTCTTCCCAGTCGCCTTCAGAGCCACCAGCGATAGCTGTGAAAGGACTGTTCTTCTTTTTCTGTACGGCTTCCTTGAGGTCTTCCTCTGCTGTGAGGAATTTACCAACATTAGACATAAGGTCTGCAGTCTCTTTGCCGTTAGAGATGCAAGTTTTTATCACCGAGTAGGCCGCGTTGGCGGCGGCAATAGTCTCTAAGATAGCCATAACCTATCTTTCTATGAGTCTATCCAGTTTCCCTTCTAAACGGTCAAGACGGTCAATGACACGATCCATGTCGGATTGTTGTCGGGCTACAGATACATACTCTTTGGCAACTTCCTCACGAGTACGGTTTAGTAGAACAGTCACACGTTTTAATTCGTCGTGTTGTTGCTTACACCACCACCCACCTATGGCGATTATAAGACCGATAAGCAAATCTATATAACTTGCCATTTCCATGAATACACCTCACTGCTCTCAGACAACTTTACACAAAATAGCGTTTTGATTCAACACGTGTTTGTGGTACGATGGGGCATGTAAGATGGATTCGTTTCATTTTTATGCTCCTCCCTGAACTAAGAGGTCTTTATGACCTCTTTTTTCTCGTTATACTACGGGATGAGGCGCAACTCTCCCTTTAGCGTCTCAAGGCGAGGCAGCTCCTCCCCACCAAATGGGTCTGCCTCGCCACTAGACGTGCTGTAGTACTTTCTGCTACTATGGCTTTGTGTACACATTTAGGAGACTGTAATGGCTGTCGAGAAACAGATGGAGCCATCAGACTTAGACATCGAAGGCACAGACGCACAAGAGATTGAAGTAGAGATTGTCAATCCCGATGCCGTGTCCATTGGTACTGACGACGGTGGGATGATAATTGACTTTGAAGGTAGCTTGACTGAAGAGCTTATTGGCCCTGAACACGATGCTAACCTAGCCGATTTCATCGATGAAGCTATTCTGCAGTCTATGGCATCTGAGCTTGTAGGTGATTTTGAGTCTGATCGTGAATCTCGACAGGATTGGGCGAGAGCCTACGTCAAAGGTCTTGATCTGCTGGGTATGAAGATTGAAGAGCGCAGCCAGCCGTGGCAGGGTGCTTCTGGTGTATTCCATCCAGTCCTAACCGAAGCAGTTGTTCGATTCCAAGCGCAGGCAATGGGAGAGTTGTTTCCTGCATCTGGCCCTGTACGCACGAAGATCATGGGTAAATTGACTCCTGAAAAGATGGATCAGGCTGACAGAATCCAGACAGAGATGAACTATCTTCTGACTGAAGAAATGACAGAATACCGCGACGAGACTGAGCAGATGTTGTTCAAGCTACCTCTTGCGGGTTCAGCGTTTAAGAAAGTTTACTATGATCCACTAGAAGATCGCCCTGTGGCTATGTTTGTCCCAGCGGAAGACTTCGTTGCGTCCTATGGTGCGTCAGACCTTGCGTCTTGCCCACGGTACACGCACATAATGAAGAAGACCTCTAACGAGATACTAGAGCTACAGGTTGCAGGGTTCTACCGTGACGTGGACTTACCAGACCCAGAACCAGATTTCTCAGACATCCAAGAAAAATATGACGAGCTTGATGGGGAGCATGCAGTCATAGAAGATGATGATCGGCATACAATCCTTGAGATGCATGTCACCATGAACATGCCAGAAGAGTTTGACGATCCAGACGGTATTGCACGTCCTTACGTCATCACTATCGACAAGACTTCCCGTGAGATTTTAGCAATCAGACGGAATTGGTATGAAGATGACGCAAAGAAAAAGAAACGACTCCACTTCGTTCATTACAAATATTTGCCGGGACTTGGCTTCTATGGAACGGGACTTATCCACCTTATCGGGGGATTGGCTAAGTCTGCGACTTCAATACTGCGTCAGCTCATTGATGCTGGTACATTATCTAATTTGCCAGCAGGTCTTAAAGCTCGTGGTCTCCGCATCAAGGGTGATGACACGCCTCTTATGCCGGGCGAGTTCAGGGATGTGGATGTTCCGGGTGGGGCTATACGTGATTCGATTACGTTCATCCCTTATAAGGAGCCGTCAGGCGTACTCTACTCGTTACTTGGAAACATTGTCGAAGAGGGCAGACGTATTGGCTCAGTTGCGGACATCCAAGTAGGCGACATGAACTCACAGGCACCTGTGGGTACGACTTTAGCCCTAATGGAGCGATCTATGAAGGTGATGAGTGGTGTGCAGGCACGTATGCATGCATCCATGAAAAACGAGTTACGATTACTAGCACGTATCATCCGTGACTATATGCCAGCCGAATACGCATACGAGATGGACGGTGACTTTGATCGTCAACGTGATTTTGACGCTCGTGTGGACGTAATTCCTGTTTCCGATCCTAATGCTGCAACCATGTCCCAAAGAATCATGCAGTATCAGGCGGCGTTGCAGCTATCCCAACAAGCCCCCCAGTTGTATGATATGGGTAAGCTGCATCGTCAAATGCTAGAAGTTCTTGGTATTCAAGACGCAGATGACATCATCAAACTACCAGAAGATATCAAACCTGCTGATCCTGTGACTGAGAACATGATGCTCTTGAAACAAGAGCCAGTCAAAGCCTTCAAGTACCAAGACCACGAGGCGCATATCGCAGTCCATATGGCTGCAATGCAAGACCCGAAGATGCGAGAGCTGGTTGGTCAATCACCGTTCGCACAAGCGATTGGTCAGGCTATGGCAGCACACGTTACAGAACACGTTGCGTTCCAGTACCGCCGTGAGATTGAGAAGATGCTTGGCGTAGAAATGCCAAATGAAGATCAACCGCTACCAGAAGATATTGAAATAGAAGTCTCTCGCTTGGCAAAAGATGCCGCAGAAAAGCTACTTCAGAAAGACCAGATGGAAGCGCAACAGCAGCAAATCCAACAACAGCAGCAAGACCCAGTTGTCCAAATGCAGCAGATGGAATTGCAGATGAAACAGCAAGAGTTGCAGCATAAAATCCAAATGGATACAGCTAAACTACAGCTTGATGCAGAACGTATTTCCGCCGAGAACCAACGCGAAGGGGCGCGTCTTGGTGTGAAACTTGCCACCGATCTGGACAAATCACAACGTGAAGACCAGAAAGAAGGCGCAAGACTTGGTATTGAAATAGCGAAGGAGTTGACGAAGGGAGATGGATGACATTTTCACGCTGTTAAAGCGGAAGATCGATGAGTATGAGGAAGATATAAAGAACTTTCTCGCGTCAGGGCAAGCTGAAGACATGGCGATGTATAATCGTATCGTAGGGAGAAACGAGGCACTTCAGTTTGTAAAACAAGACCTAAGCGAACTTGAGAAGAGATATATTGAACAATAACATCTTTTCAGGTAATCTCTAACTTGGGAGAACTTCGTGGATAGTCCACGCAAGGTATCTGTGAACCTATAATCACTGCAAGGTAAAGTATGTATACTGCAAACAAGGAAACAGAGGACAAGGTAGCCTCTAAACTACCTAAACCACAAGGATACAAAATCCTTATTGGCGTACCAGAAATGAGTGACAAGACCGAAGGTGGGGTTATTATGCCAGACGGTCTTAAATCTGCAGAAGAAACAGCATCTATTATTGGTTTTGTAATGGCATTAGGCCCAGATGCGTATGCAGATGAATCAAAATTTCCAAATGGGGCTTTCTGTAAAGAAGGTGACTTTGTAATCTTTCGATCCTATTCAGGCACTCGATTCAAGATTCATGGAAAAGAGTTCAGACTTATTAACGACGACACTGTAGAAGCAGTAGTCGATGATCCACGGGGGTACGCAAGAGCATGAATAATTTAGCAGAAGAACAAGAGTTCGAAGAAGAAACAGTCGCAGAAGCTATTGAAAAGGCTCAAGGAAGTCCGATAGCCACTGAAGACGATGATGACGGTTTCGAGATTGAAGTTGTAGACGACACGCCTGACGAAGACAAAGGTAAGCCTCGCCGTGCCGAAAACGCTGAACCACAAGTTCCTAGTGATGATGAAGTTGAGAAGTATAGCGAGGGTGTACAAAAGCGCATCAAACAACTTAAATTTGAGTACCATGAAGAACGCCGTGCGAAAGAAGAAGCAGCGCGTCTTCAGGAAGAAGCCTTAAAGTACGCACAGCAGATACAGCAAGAAAACGAGAAACTTCGTAAGACC